CTTTCTTATCTTCTTCTTCTTCTTCCTCTTCTTCTTTGGCAGCCTTAGTGCCACCTTTAATTCCCTTTTCAGGGTATCCCTCCTCTGAATCTTCGTCAGCTCGGTCCTCGTCAGTAGCCTCGGAATACTGCTGTGAAGCCTCGCCACTTAAATCTTTCTGAACTTCTTCTGGGGTGGATGGGCTATCCGTGCCTTCTGGTCCATAATTGCTCTTCTTGTTTACTTTCTCTGTTTCCTCTTTCTTCTCTGTTAATTTTTCAATTTTATCAGATACTTTTTCGGCCTGAGCTTCAATTAGGGAGATAATTTCTTTTGAAGATAACTCATTGTCAAACATCTCTTTAATAGTAATTCTATCAGCTATAGAATAATTCTTACAGAGAGAATCATATTTAGATCTAACAAATACTTCTTGCAAAATATCGTTAACATCAATAGATTCTACTCCTGATTTTTCTTTTAGCATTGTACTGACATTCCCAAGGATATCTCGTATGACAGAGTGCTTAGGGGATAATCTGGAGAGAGATTCAAAAATAACAATCTGAGCCTCTACTAAGCCCCTAAAGGAAGCTACTTCCTTTAGATTCTGAATATTGACCCCGTACTTCTCATTAATTGTATTAATAAGTTGCTTTTTAACTGGCTTCTTCATTTCAAAGATAGCGGAGGCGAATGTTTTAATATCCTTCTCTGAGAAGGGAACATCTATTGAATTTTCATCTAACTGTAAAGTCTTAGTAAATGTCTCCACTAACTGCTTTTTAGTAGCTAAAGCAAGATAGGGGACATCGCATAATGCTTCGGATAAGAGAGAAGAAATTTTATTTTTATCTCCACTATATAAGAAATACGATAAATTATTAATATTCTTATTATTAGCCCAAACTAAATCAAAATTCTTCTTAGACTCACTAATTTCTTTAGTAATAAGTTCTTGTCTACAAATAATGTCATAAATACTCTTATTTGTTCCTGAATCAAAGGAAATGGAGTCCATCTCGGAGAGGTTCTGCATGGTTATCTTGGGGAGGTCGAATGCCTGTGCAACAGAATTAGAGAGCTTAACGGCATTTTTAATTTCAGGTATATTTGAAATTTCTTCTATATTTTCGTTTAACCATGAAATTACTTGGGGAGCTATTTCTAAAAACTGTTGAAATTCATCTGTCTCAAGAATATTTTGAGATGGGGAGAATGATCTAGATTTATCTTCAAGTCTCTTCTTAACATCAGTAAATTTAAGTCTAGTCTCCCATAGATTTAATATAGAATCAAAAGAATCTTCAGCACTAGCGTACTCAGATTCATGAAGATTAGATACAAACCCCTTAATTCTACCTGATATAAAATCATTAAAATGCTCATTGTCAGCAAATATCTCGCTGTCCTGCACTTCTATGTTCTCTAATGTTATTAATTTTCTATCTATGGTATAGTTACCATCAATAACAAAACCAGACTCTGACACAAAGGAGGCTCTGTTAGTTTCTGAGTCAACAGAAAATAATTGAACATTCTCTCTAAGAGATCTTCCCAGGTAATCAGAAATTTTAATTACTGATTTTAATGTATTATTACGATTCTCAAAAATATATCCTAACATCTTTAATAGCTCCTTGCTTTATTATTTACTATTCTATATTGCATAATGTATCAAGTATTTACTTTTTTACCTTAAATCTTACATTGGAGGAGAAGGAGACGGTCCTTCTGGTGTAACCCCACCTCCAGGCATTGCCCCTGGAGCACCTTCAGGACCGCCCCCTAAAGCTTGTTGCGCCTGAGCTTCCTGCTCTGCTGCCTTTTTCTGTTCTTCTTCCAATTGTTTTTCTACTTCATCAATTTCCTGATCGTTCATATCGTAGTAATGCCTATAGATATATTTCTTAGAAAATAACCCTGTCTGAATTACAGTTTGGGCGACACCTGCCTTTTCACTTTCTAATTCTAATTTTCTTTTAGCGAAAATATCACTAGGATCGGGAAGTTTTATTTTTAAATTCTTAAAATAAGCCCCATCAAAGCCTTTTAGAGCTAAGTGTCTCTTGGCTACCAATTCTAGACCTATTTCTATAGTCTGCTGTATTCTAATAATAACTCTTGCAAACTTAGCGTCTAATTGAGAAAGATTAGCCTTCCTCTCGGGGGATTTATCTTTCTCTACAATATAATCTTTAGGAATCTTTAACCCAGCCAGAAGTTTATCTCTGTAATACCTTACGTCCTCTATTTCACCTAAATTTTGTGCTCCTGGCAATGTATCTATTTTTGTTCCCTTATTGTTTCTATGGGGGACAAAGAAATCCTCATCGGCAGATAAAGGGTTGTATCTAGCGTCTATATTGCCTGTATTACTATTGTAGAATTTTTCTTTCTTAAATTTTTCTTTTAATCTCTCAATAAAGATTTCAGCCTTAGAGGTGGGAAGATTTCCAACATCTACATAGAAGATTCTCCTCTCAGGCGCTCTTGTTAGTCTATAAACTAACATAGCGTCTTCTGCTAATCTGAGAGACCTAAACACTCTCATAGCGGGCGCAGCTACTGATTTACCGTAAGGATAAAAAGAAGGATCTGATGTATATAAACGGAAATGTACTATTTGATTTTTATCAAGATTAATAAATTTAGATTGGGCAAAATCATCAATCATACCAGGAATAGGATCGGATGTGCCTTTTTGAGGTATTTCTTGTAAGAATTTTTTAAGAAAACCAAATTCATCCTCTACTCTTATAATATAATTTGGATTTAGTACCTTTATCTTTTGTAGACCTAATTTTGGTCTATTAACATCTAAGATAGTTTCAATGAAACAATCCCCATACTTACAAGTATTTCTTGTAATATCCCAATAAAATTTATCTATTCTGAGGTTCTCGAATAATTCATTAACTTCTTCTTTAATAAAATCATAATCTACTTTAATATGCCATCTTTGATCATCTGAACTTTTTTGAGTAGCATCGTCTGCGTAAATATCAAATGCACTTCCTACCTCTGGGTAGTCGTCCATATCTTCATATCGTTTATACCTTTGCTTCCTATCCAGCTCCTGTTTTGGGAGGGATACGGCATTTTTTGAAATAGTAAACCCCGTGGGATCGTCATTAATAGACCCCTCTAATGGAGGTAGCTCTCTAACAACATCAAGGCTCCGTACTGTATCGCCTTGAGTTTCTCCTGATTGGATATCCTCATCTGCTATGGCCGCTTGTCCCTTTTTAGTAAAGAAACTAGCAAGAAATCTACGAAGGAAGCCCCCCTTTAATGAAGCTCCATCTCCCTTCGATCCCTGAAAGGTAGTATATCCAAATTCATCTATTCTTTTGTCTTTGTCAATAGCCATTTTAAATCTTCTTCTGTAATATCTCCACCTGCCGTAGAGATATTTCGTCTCCATAAATCAGGCGCAAGCGGAATGTCTTGCTTATGGGGTATTTGCGAATACTCTATTATATCATTCTCGCTCAATGTATGTAGGGCAAAAGTAGCCAAAGCAAGGCTCATAATTAGATCATCATTTTTTCCAACATCTGCTTTTATCTTGTTATTATCATCAATAATAAAGGTTAAAAGCTCGTTTACCGTTCTTTTAGAGTTTACTTTAATTACTTGTTTTCTGATAAATTCTTCCATTTTAGCTAACATAAATTCTTTATTTTTAGCTGTAGTTAGATATCCTATCCTATCTGTGCCCTCTTCCATCCATAAATTTTCATATTCATAAATATTAAAGAGCCAGTCTATTAAGTTCTCACCTATAGTATTTCTCTCTGGCATGACTAGGGCTGTGCCGTATAAAGACGCTTCTGTATCTATAATTTCTGCGAATTCATTTATAGGAGTTTTATTAGAGTAAAACTCCGCTACTTGTTCTCCATTATAACAATCTAATATTTGGAAGGCAGAGTAATCTCTTTCCCTACCTAAGGAGGTATCGACACCAATAACATATTGTCTAGTTGGATCTGGTTGTTTGAATACGCGCATCCTATTATTATACTTAATATCATAATCAGGATTTACGTCCTCAACCAACCTCTTTAAAATACTTCCTTCTAAATAGGTATCGCCTGTTCCGAGAAATTCACATTCATACTCCTGTAGCCACTGTTTAAAGGGCATGTTGTTTTTTGTAGTTTTTTCCCAAGCCTCAACATCCACCCCAACTGATTCTAATTCTTTATAAAGATCATCAAATCCTTCCTGTATTTTATACTCGGGATGATCCCTCCACTCTATGTCTATAGGATTAAATGAATTTTCTTTATTTACAGCTTCTTTGTAAATACGATGATACCAATTCCCCATACCATTAACAGTAGATAGAACAAAGGCTCTACCCCCTGTTGAGATTATAGGATAAACAGCAGCCCAGATAGTCTCGATGTTTTCAATAAATGCAGCCTCATCAATAATCAATAAAGAACCTGCTAAAGAACGACCTGATTGTTTACCAGAAGGTCTGGATTTGATAATAGATCCATTTTTAAATTTTAAAGTATGCTTATTAGATTCTACTATAGGTTGCTTTAGCCATTTAGGAAGTTCATCGTGCATAATTTTAACTCTATCTAGGACCTCTGTTGATTCTGTATCTCCCTTAGACAAAATCACAACTGTTTTATGTTTATTAAAATTAGTAAAATGTAAAGAATACGCCCCAGCTATAGTGGTGCAACCTGCCTGTCTAAACTTTCTTAATATATTAAATCTATGTCCATCTAAGTCGTTTACAATTCTCTCTTGAAAGGGGTACAATTTGAACGGAACTAAACCTCGAACAGGGTGAGCTACCTTTATATAATTAGACATAAAATAGGAAGGATCTTCCCTTGATTTAACAAATTCTTTTAAAATATTGTCTTCCATAGTCTATTATAGAAATATGAGGATATACAGTATAATCTGCACTAGAAATAAGGATTTAAATCCTATTACACAAAAATTAGTTTCTAAATTATCTAGTGTTCCATCAAAGGTTCTACTCATGGTAAATCAGAAATCAATATTTTCTGGGTATAAAAAAGCTTTTGATAAAGTAAATCCTGATGATTCTGATATTTTCATCATGTGTCACGATGATATAGAAATAAATAATACCCCAGAAGAGATCGTAAAGTATATTGGGATTGCCAACGCAGAAGGTTATGGCTTTGTGGGGCCAGCGGGAACAAAACTATTAGGGGAAGATGCCGTTTGGTGGGAACAGGGGAGATGGAAAGATGGACACCATTCAGGGCAAGTGTATCATAAGGACAAAGATTCCCCTCAATTTCATCAAACATATTACGGCCCCGTAAGCAAAGTTGTAGTTTTGGATGGATTATTTTTAGCTGCATCTGCTAAAACTTTAAGAACTGTGGGATTAGAAAAACCTAAATATTTAGAAGGTCCTTGGGATTTTTATGATATTCACTATACCTTTTCTTCCTATGAAAAGGGGTTGACCAATGTAACGGTTCCTATCAATATAGCTCACCACTCACGAGGGGAGTTAGTTGGTAGGGATGGATGGAATGAAAATAGAATGGCGTTTATAAAAACCCATAAGTTACCTGCGGAGATATAACATGGATTTTCTTCATTGGGTGTTAGCAAGTTTTGGGATTACTACAATAATATCTGTATCTAAGATATTTAAACCTATTAGAGAGTTTGTAGAAGCTAAGTCTAAATTCCTAG